GTTCAGGCCATCAACGCCGTCTTTACCGTCAACGCGATCCTCACCGTTCAGGCCATCAACGCCGTCCTCACCATTCAGGCCATCAACGCCGTCTTTACCGTCAACGCCGTCTTTACCATCAACGCCGTCTTTCCCCTTTTGTGGGAGCATTACCCGACGTGGTGAATTATTCTTTAGCTTGTTAACCTCACTGAACAAAGTCCGAAGATTCTGTTCAATGAGGCTATCATCAGTCGTTCGTTTCAGCATCTTTTTCAGCCTTCTTCAACTTTTTATCATCGGTTGAAGACTGCGGCTCCGGCTCTGGTTTCGGCTCTGGTTTTGGTTTCGAGGCAGGCGGTGCCTGCCTGCTTGGTGTGAATTTAGGCCCATCATCCTCGTCATCATCAAACTCACCAGCGGCTTCAGCGGCCTTTTCGGCCTTTTCAAGCTCTTTAATTTCTTCGTCGGTGTAGTTCATGACGTTCTTCATGATCCAATCTTTTGTGAAATACTGATTCTCATACTGCACTACCATATCCAAAGTCTGGACACGTTCACGAATGATTTCGTTATCTTTAAGCTCCGTGTAGTGGTTGTCGCGAAGGAAATCGACTGTCAGATTGGTGTGATGTTCTTCCCATTCCGATTCAGTCATCAGCCCCTTCAAGAGAACCTGTTTCTTCAGCAGGCCGATAAACAGTTTACTGAATTTCCGTCTAATTTTATCAACAAACTTCTGGAATTTGATCTCATCCTTAGTCACTTCAGCGGCACGACCAAGTGAGAACGTTGATTCCTGTTCCAAACGGGTCAGGGGGACGTTTAGAGACTTGTACAGACGTTTCTGGAAATAAATGACATCATCTATCTGCCCAAGGTTTTCCCCGCCTGAGAGCGTGTCTATTTCGGTTCCACGGCCACCCTCACGACGTGGTAACCAGTAATCCTCCAACATGGACATGTGCTTCTTATCGTCACCTATTTGTCCAGTTGTCGGGTCGTAGACCAGCTTGTTTCTATACTTGGCCTGAATGTTTTTCATATATTCTTCGGCACGGTTCTTAGGCAAGTTGCCTGTGTCGATATAAAAGATGCGCCGTTCAGGTGCACGCGCAAGGCGATAGATCACCAATGAGTCTTCCATCATGCGCAATTGGTTTGCAGGCTTCAAAGCCTTCTGCAAGTGTGAAATTACTTTTTTACGGCTTTCATCGAGAAGGCCGCTCGATACGTAGTTGATCGAATCGTTGGATAGTTTAACACCAGTTGCGGCGATGCCACCACCAACGGTCATGCCACCCCGTTGACCAGCCACTTTTTCTTGGAAAATGTAATATTCCTCAGTCCTGTCAACAACCTTTACCCCACTCTCAGGGTCCATTTTGTACTTAACTTCACGAACTTTACGGATTTTGGTACTGTCGATAAAACGCACCTCTTGAATTCCGTTTTTAGGGGATTTTGCGTCAATCAGCACGTGATGTACCAACCGGCCATCAATGTACCACCTTTTGAAGATATCATGCCCGTCTTCAGCAAAATTGAGCATATTCACAATGGTGTCGAATTCGTCTGATAACTTTGTTTTAATCGAGTCGGACAGCCCCTCGACATGTGTAGTCGTTAGAGATACGGGCATACGATCTTCGCCGTAGATGATAGCCTCATTGCAAATTTCTTCAATTGCAGCATCGACTTCAGGGTGCATTGCGACCCCCCGATATTTGAAAATCTGAGCAAAACTATCCTTAGCCCTGTCACCGTCGATATCCAAATGTTGACCGAAGTAACCAGCACCAGTCGATACGAATCCAGCGCCATCCTCATCATTCGGCGGAACGACGGACGGTGTGATTTCCACGTCTTTCTTTGGCTTCGCTTTTTTAAGCTCATAGCCTAGAAATCTAAAAACGCTAGTATCCTGTTCAGCCATATTCTCATAATCCTCGATTTATATAACATTGGGAGGGGGCACCCCCCTCCCATCTACTTATACACCGATCAGAAGCCCTTACCGTCTTCGATCAGATCACCTGTAGTCCAGTACTGATACTGGAATGTGACCGTATATTCTTCGTGGGTGTTGGCGGTGTCGAAACTAACAGCAATTGGTGCAAGTTCACTAGGCCAAGCGTCCTTCAGAAAATACGTTCTAAGGTCGTTACCTTCACGATCCAACTGAGATATTTCAAGATCGACAAAGTAGCCATCCTCAATACCCTGGTTGTCTTCGTGATTGTTCATTCCTGACATCCAAATTTCAATACCTTTACGGATTTTGAATTCTGGATCGTTCAGAATAGTAACAGTCCAAGGTTCAAACGTTTTGTCCCCTGAGACTTTAAGCTCGCGACCCCTAAATGGGATCACGATTGGTTCGATTGTAGAACCGGGCAACTCAGCGGTTTTCACCAAAAAGCTAGACAGTTCTTCGATTGATTCCAAGCCATCGGGAGTACGGAGCGTAACCTTAAAAAGGTTAGCCCGTGTACCACCACGAAATTTAGCTTTGAACTCATTTACGTTTAGTACAGCCATTTCAATATCTCCTTATACCAAGCCAACGACTTCTTCAAAAGAAGCGCCGGTACGTACTGCCACGAAGTTGAGGGTGATGAAGTTGATCGAACGAGCAGGCTTCACGAAGATGCTGGCTACGAACTGATTAGCGTCGATCACCTCTGGGGTGTTGTTAGTTTCGTCGCAGACAATTGTGTAGTCATAGATGCCACGCCGTGCAAGAACATCACGGAGGTACGGATCGACAACCCCAACAAATTCTGCACGAGTAAACTCGTCGTTGAATTCGAAGAGGATGTTCTGAGCGTATCTCACGATATCCTTCTCAAGCTTCAGAAACAGCCTACGAACGTTGATGCGGTCAAAGGCGCTTGGACGCTGAAGTTTGGTTTTATCACCATATAGCTGAACATCCTGACCAGTCTGTTGAATGATTGGGTTCATACCAGCTTTGTAGAGCGTGTCACGCTGTGACAGACGCGGATTCCAAGCAATGTCGTCAATCCCACGGAGGACACCACGGCGGCGTCCAGCGGGCGAATACCAAGCACCAAACAACTTTTCAGATGCAGCCATAAGACCAGCAACAGAAGAAGCGGCGGGGATGAAAATGTATTCGTCACGATATTTATCGTACACTTTAACATATTGTGCATCGATAATCAGATACGAAGAATTTGACATTCCATTAGCAAATTCGACACAACGATTAACGATGTTCGCAGGTATCTGATTCACGATGGCGCTACGGTTAGGTGATGTTACGACCACACAATCCTTGCGAGTATCCTTGGCGATGCCGAGCATATACTCAACGACCAAATCCTGATCCGAACGTCCAGTCATACCGGGCGCAATGAGAATATCAACGTCAGTGGTTTCGGTATCGTCAACCGTTGCAAAGGCGCGGATATAATCAGCGGCCTGCAAAGCAGTTCCATCAACACCAGAAGCCAACGTCCACGTTTTAACAGACAAGCCGTTAGTAAACGTTTTCGGGGTTCCTGGGGTAGTCGATGTTCCGAGTGTCGACGACAATCCCCACGCATCAGAATCGAACGCAAGGCTAGAACCGAAGCTCACAAACTTGATATACGATGACTCGTTGTTAATGACATTCTTTACGTAAGAAGTCGCACCGTCGGCGGTTTTACCGTCGAAGGCAGTGGAAACGTAAGGGTAGCGTTCGAGAATAGTATTTTTCGTGCCCGAAACTTTACCGTCGCGGTCAACTACTACAACGTGAACCTCATCCCACGAACCGTCGCGAGCGGCGGCAAACGATGAAGTCCCAGGAGCAGCATCAAACTGATCAGCAAATTCCCAAGCGGTGAATACTGTTTGGTCAGAATCTCCTGGGCATACCGAAATTTCGATGCCATTGGACAGCGCACCCGGAAAAGCGCCAATAATACTGTGGCCCCTCACGAACAATGGATCACCAGCAGAGTCTCCAGCAAAATTGTCGAGTGTAGAAACCTGTATATCAAAATCTGCACTATTCTTGACCAGCAAGGCCGCAGATGGTGACGTAATGGAATATGAGTTACGTGCTGGAGTTGTTCCAGCAGAATCGCCATCCAGTTCACGAATAACATTCAGAGTATCTGAATATTTGTGGAACATTGCGGCGGAGTGAAAATCGATTGTATTAACAGAATTCGGTTGTCCGAACCGTCGTACAAGGGTGGTTTCGTCAGCTACCAAAGTCGGAACCCCGACTGGCCCCCATGCAAAATTTCCCGCGATTGCTGATACTGAACTTGGTACGTCACCGACGCGGCCAGTAAGATCAATCTCACGAAAATTTACAGCAGGCGAAGCAGCAGGTATTGGTGCACCTAATTTAGCCATGTGTAGTCTCTCCTAGATTATATGTTATCATCATAAGAATCGTTTCATACTACTATTTATACAAATCCCGCCGTCAGAGGTTGACATAGGGGTTATGATGTGGCATAAAGGGGTTCGTCCAAACAGCGAACGATCCAGGAGAATCCGCATGAAATCAGTTAATCGTCAAGTCCGGCGTCAAGCCAAGCACCAAGTCTGGGGTCAGGTCTGGCGTCAGGTCGGGGTTCAAGTCAGGGATCATGTCTGGCGTCAGGTCGAGGATCAAGTCAGGGATCAGGTCTGGGATCAAGTCTGGGGTCAAATCCGGCGTCAAGTCGAGATTCAAGTCGAAAGTCAAATCAATGAAATCAGTTGAGCTTCAAGTCAGGGATGAAGTTTGGCGTCATGTCTGGGGTCAAGCCCTGGTTCAAGGCGGGGACCAAGTCAGGGGTCAAGTCGAGATTAAAGTCTGGCAACCAGTCGAGGGTCAAGTCTGGGATCAAGTCAGAGTTCAAATCAAGGGTCAAATCAAGGGTCAAATCAATGAAATCAGTTAATCGTCAAGTCTGGCGTCAAGTCAGGGATCAAATCAGGGATCGAGTCCGGCGTCAAGTCGAGAATCAAATCAAGGATCAAGTCTGGCGTCAGGTCGAGGATCAAGTCAGGGATCAGGTCTGGGATCAAGTCTGGCATCAAGTCAAGGCTCAACTCAGGGATCGAGTCGAAGGTCAAGTCTGGCGTCAAGTCGGGCATCAAGTCGACCGTCAAGTCGAGATTCAAGTCAAGGGTTA